CCTGCAATTGCTTTTCCCAGAGAGACGACACCGTCGCCTCACCTTGCGGCCCGAAGGCCGCACCGGCACAAACCAGAACGCGGGGAACAACCAAACCCAGCCAGATGGTAAGCCGAAGCTCACACAACCAACAGAGAAAGGAGGAACCCGAGCACGGCTCGGACGGAAAAAGGGGAAACAACAGCAGCGAAGCAGAGCCGAGTGGAAAACTCATCTCCACAGTACCTCAACTATGAGGCCCCTCTTCGACTGTTACAACTTTTCAAAGGTTGTACAGTCGACCCAGCTCCATTCGACTCCCTTTACGGAGTCAGGCTGGAACAGCCCGGATGTAGCTTGTTGGGTGAACCAGGCATATAAGCCAGGCAAACCGGCAAGTCTCGCGCCTCGACCATCCCAACGGATAGTCGGCATTCGGACTTCAACACGCTGCAATGTTTCATTGTAGCGCACCAATTCACTTATTTCCATGTGACCAGGAAGGCCACATGTACCGTAAGGAACGGGATGCATTGCTGCCATGAGTCCGAGTATGGCGTTCGCTGTGTTATGAAATCCACAGCCGAACAATTCTCGGGCATTCGCTGCCCAAGAGATCCACACGCGAGTGTTAGATAGCTTGTGATATGCGAATTTGGTAATCCGCACGTCTACTTGGTCAAACCACCATGATCCGCAAGACTCCCTAACAAGGGAGTTCAGGCAGGATTTAGAGTGGTTTACCACTAGACCGGCTTCTTCTAACGTGGTACAGACAGATTGCGCGTAATCGTTGGGGACAATAATATCATCCCCAAACACGCGAATCCGTCGAGCATACTTGAGATACAGGTCGAAAGTATCCCTTCGGAAACTTTCGAAAATACCCGAATCTTCAAAGCGGCTCGGGTCATCTCCATAGTCGGTGAAAATCATCGATGCCATGGAGAGCGACCAAAATATTAGAGTTTCCATTGGGAAGCATAAAGCATTTCCCATGGTGAGAAAAGTCTCATAATTCTCTAATACTTGACTCCCCGCAAGGATATGCGGAGATCGGTACCTTGTTAGTAGTGCAAAGATGTGCTTCGGCAATAATAACCGAGCAAGTGATTTGGAAACCAAATCACTAGCATCTTTTAGATCAATGGTCGAGTAACGTAAGTTCCTCGATCTAGATATAGACTTCTGTTGATTAGTAAAATCAATAGAGGCCCGCACTAATGGATGTACTTTGGCGTGTTGGTATATTACCTGCATAAGACCCTGTTGAGCAAACATACGCTCTTTAGGCTCTATGCAAATGAGTCGGTGACCCCTAAAATCCTTGGGGACGACACATAAACACGAAACATCTAGCGTATAACCGCTAGCCTGTGAAACATCAGTCACAGGTATCCCTGGCTGATACTCGAATAGTTTCGAGTTAATGCCGGGTAATGTTCGAAACATCCATTTTTGGAAGCCTTCCTCTCCTTCCGCGACGGCTCCGGGGCCATGCCGACCGAATGGGTCTTGTACCCACTGCGCAAAGCATGCCTCGAGCTCTTCATCCGCACAAAAGAAGTTACGGAGAAGACGCCTTGCAATCCTTAAGATTGGCGAAGGCAACTTGATGTTAGGTTGGAAAGTTATTCGATCGATAAATTCGTCGATCTCAACTTCCTCCGAGACATCAGGTTCTATATCCTCAACTTTTGAGTAAGCGAGGAGGAGCTGCCTCAACTCCAGAACGTAAATGCTGGCATGTTGAGAAACAGCACCAGACTCATCAGTCTGGTGACGTCGCAGCCCGCTATCGTAAAAGATAGCGGACCAGAATTCGTAAAAGAATTCAGGAAGGACGGAACCCTCATGGATAGCAAAACCCTCTGGTACCTCTAACAACTTTGGAGTTATCAGAGAAATTTCAAGAGCCTTGCCCAATTTGGATAATTTCTTAACAAATTCCTCTGGAAAACCAAGGGAATCGTTAATAAAATTTTCCTCATAGGTGAGGTCCAGTTCTGGAAACAAGCTTCTAACGTCTGTTAGAAAGGCTTTGTAGAAGGATGGAATGGAAGATACTATGGAATTATCCATATTGTTCTCCTGTCCTTTAATGGTGAAACATTTCATCTCTCTCCCGTTTTCGCAGTAGCGAAGGGAATGAGATAAGTTACCTCATTCGCCCGCTAACTGCGCCAAATGAGGAAAGCTGGAACGTTGAGAATTAATTACTTAAAATTCTCTTGACGATCTCGATGACACTCTCAGTAATGAGAATGACAGCGAAAATCCATCTTTTCTTCATAAGTCCTGACCACCAATCAAGCTAGCAATGGCGGCCAACGAGGCCTCCATCGCGGTAGATTGATTGAGGAGGGAACTGACACAAGCGACGAGCTTTGTTTGCTCGGCGATTGTCAGAATGCTGGTATCCTTAGGGATTGAAATATCCAGAAGGACCTGCAAGGTTGCAAGTTTGCCCGTGGTAGCATTACGCTCCGTACGAGCAGCACGCAACACGACATGATCGTTACCCGTAGCGGATGGAGCAGTCAACTTACGTTGAATCTCCACGACTAGCGGTGTAGCCAGATCACGGCCAGCTACTTTGTAAGTAGCGCCGTTGTCGGAAGTGGATACGCAAGCAAAGGTATATTGACCTGAACTTGCGTAATAGGGAGTAAGAGATGCAGAGGCCATAAAAGGACTCCTTCTACCGTCGTTGGACGTGGTTCATTAAGTGAGGGCTCTTTGTAGAATCAAGCTGATTCCACTAATTGCCTGGGAAAGATTGAGTCCACGAGCAAGAAAACCGCTCGTGATCAGACTTGTGTCCGGAAGACCTGTAGTACGGCGATACCGAGAGTATTCACCTCTCCCAACCCAAAAGTTAGGACCGGAGAAACTCACAGGTGTCTGGTACGACCAGGGCGTTCCACCGCCATACGCATAAAATGGCGTACGGCCGATGGACATTTCCCAATCTTGAGTACATCTGATTGATTCAGATGTACCAAGTTGGCGAACGTCGGACATCAAGAGTCTTTGTTTTGGAATTGCTGCCCAAATCCCCCGTGTATCGATGAACCAATCGATTACGAAGGACATTGGGACCAACTCCAACAAAGTACTCACTATCGAGGGCGCGTCAAGTCCAAAAGCGTTG